AAAGGTACACCTACTCAGCATGAACTTGGTATGCAGAATAATCTAAAAATGCGTATGAAAATGCAAAATAAACAAGGCGGACTGACCGGTCCTAAAGGTCCACTACCTAAACAGCAAGGTGTGGCGGAAGAAGGTTATGGGAATCACCCCTCACAGAGAGTGGATCCGCGGACTGGAAAGAAATATGTTCCACCAAAAAGTCCATTAGGGCAAGGTGTGGCGGAAGGCGAAGATTGGACCGGGTCATTGTATGATCCCGATTTACAAAAAGGTAAGAAGAAACCTAAACTATCCGATATAAAAGTAAAATTCCCTCCCAAAAAACAAGAACCTAAACAGCAAGGTGTGGAACCTAAAAAGCAAGGTGTGGCGGAAGGCGTTGACATTGGTAAAGAGTGGATGAGCGATACTGAGTTAGATCAGTATGTACCAGACCGCTTACAACAAAAGTGGCGTGAATTGTTGGGTTATGATGATAACGGCAACCCAAGTGCATTATGGGTTAATATGACCGGCAGATATGAGCCTGACAGCGGTGACCCACAGGACCGTGCTGATATGGTTAAAGTAGCAAACAAATGGTTTGCTATGAAGCGTATACCCAATGTAAAATTCTTTGATGTCAAAGATGGCGACGATGAATTAGAATGGTTGGTACAAATTGGCCAGCAAGGTGTGGCGGAAGGCGGCCCATTTAGTTATGGTAAAAAAGCCCCACGCAAAGGCTCAGTGGCTGATTTGGCAGCACGGCGTCGTAAAGAACAGGATAGAAAAACTCCCCCTATTGAACCAAAAGATCAAATGGTTGGCACGGCTAAGGTCACGAAAGATGTGAAGGAAGACATAAGAACCAAGGCTGATTTTAGACGAGAAATCGATGACACAGTAACAGATTTTTTAAATAAAGGCGGAAAAATTAAAGAAGTCCCTCCAAATAAAGTAAGAGTAAAACCTGGGCAAAGCCTAGCCAGTAAACATATTGGCAGTAAAAGTGAAGCAGGACGAGTAGTTGGCAAAGATAGAAAAATTAATGGTAATCAACCTGTAGTCAGCACAGAACACATGGGTGAAACTCAACTAGACGAACTAGATCGTCCAAGTGGTAAATTATACATTATTATCACAGCAGATAACGCTGGCGCTCCTCATGTGTTTGGTGACTTTGGTTCATTCCCACAAGACGTTATGCACAAGATTGCTAAACGTGGTACTAGAGATAAATCAGGCGCCAAAACTAAACTAAAAATTGATTTCTTATTTGACGACTTTAGAACCACAATACAACATTTAAGAACCATATTTAGAGACTTAGACTTTATTGGTGCAGAAGCAGCAGAATTTATTATTAAAAGTTCCGCCTTACGTAGTGACCAAGGTGAAGAAGTTAAACATCTAAGGGACTATATTCAAGCAGGTGACGATCGTCGTATGAAGATGTATCAGGCACCAGGGGATGATGAAGAAGAAGGCGAGCCAACTGGTGGCAATATACTACGTATTGACCCTGAAACTGGTGCTGCACGTAGAGTTGTTGGTGTAAAACCACAAACACAGATGGGTGGACATGCTGTAGCACAACCAACTACTTTTAAATACACATTATTAAAAACTGAACTCATGCCTAAACTACGTGATATGGGATTCAAGTTCGATGGAAATCAAATCATATTAAGAGCAGATCAAAGAGACAAATTAAAGAATATGTTAGGAGCACAATTTCAAAGCGTATTTGGACAAAAAGGTACGTTCAAAGAAGGCGGCGAAAAATACAAAATTAAGAGTACGGGCAGTGACATTAATCCAGCAACTAACAAGAGAGCAGATTATTACATCAGTCCAAACACAGGCAAAAAAGTCTATAAAGACGGTGTGAAAAAAGGTGATCATGAAAGTCCAAACAGTGGCGAACACAAACCTAAAGCGGAAGGGCAAATTGCCCAAGCTATTATGAAAGAATTTGGGTTGAAATAGGAAATTAACATGCAAGTAAAAGACATATTAGATAAACTACGCAGTTTGGAAGAAGCTGATGGAAAGAAATCTGAGTGGGAACCAGATCCAACTAGCCTTGACGGTGCAGGCGGGGATAAACCAAACCCCTTAGCAGGAATGCATGCCAATGATGATGCCGGTGGGTTCTCAAATTCTAGTTCCACCGGCAACGCTAGTGATGCTGCCACTGCCGCTGCCACTAAGGCAATTGAAAAGCCAGACAGTAAAACAGGTCAAGAAGTTCAAACTGCTTTAAGCACACCTACTGATTCTAATCCAGAAATACAAACATTAGTTAAAGCCTTAGACGATATTGATAAATTTCTTAAAAAATATGGGGTCAAAGTAGAAACTATTGCAGAAAGTATATATCATTATTATCGTACAAATATTAATGATTTCCTTACACCACAACAACAAATGAAAAACTGGGCTATTCTTGCTGAGGAAAATGGCAAACAGAAATTAGATGAATTCATTTTTGCGCCACTAGCTGCAAGAATGGCTTCAAGATCCATGGCTCGACAATTAGCACGAAGAATGGCAGCAAGACAAGCAAGACAAATGGCTGCAAGGAATGCATCAAGAATGGCATCTAGAAATGCAGCAAGAAACATGGCAGCAAGAAATGCAGCTAGCCATGCAGATTTAGACATGGTTACTGGTGCTAAAAAGCCATGGTGGAGAACAGGATTAGGCATGGCCAGCATTGTTGGTGGCGGAATTATGATGGCACCCGTTATTAAGGATGTTTGGAAAGGTCTAAAAGGCATGTTTGGCGGAGAACAAGATCAACCTCAAATGACGCCACAAACGGGTCCTGAAGAAGATCCTAATAAAAAAGATCCAAATGACCCAAATACTCCTGATGTAAATAAACCTCAAGATCCAAATGCTCCTCAAACTCCTCCTACTGGAAATACAAGTGATTCCCCAATAACATCAATTCCTACAGATGAAGTTCAAAGTTTTATGAAAAATATGGACATAGTTCAAAAATTTGCCAAAGATCAATCCAAAATAGATGCATTGCCTGAAACCATAAAAATTCGTCTAACTAACACCATAAAGGCTGTTACTGAGTTCATGGAAAAAGCACCTAGTAAACAACAATAAATATATCATGCAGTTAAAATTATTATTAGAAACATTAGATAGGTTAGAGGAAGGCACTAGAATGAAAGCCGTTAAGGCTGCCGTAGAGATGGAGCCTGATGCTGGTCGAAGAGCCATGATACTAGCTAAATTAGCTAGAGAAAATGATTTACCAGGTCTATACGATCCAACTGATGGAGTATACTATAACGTTAACGGTGAAAAAGAAAGAAGTCCAGATAATGCAATTACTCAAAAATTAGGATCATTAGGTCTAGTTCCTATGAACGCACAAACAAGTATGTTTGGTCTTTGGGGAGCTGATGATGTTAAACAAAGTGCCATATCACATAGTTTTGATCTTAATTGGGCCGAAGAAGTAAATGACAATATTAAACGTCTAAATGATTTAGTTAAACAAATATCTGTAAATTTAAAAGAGTCTAAAAAAAGAAAAAAATCAATATCAAATTCATTATATGAAAGTTTCTTTGGTTTAGAGGAAGATAGTCCTCCATATTCTCCACCAACAGCTAGTGGCAATAACTTTGCCAAAGAAATTGAAGAGATGAATAAGATCATCGAAGTGCTAACTGCATTAAACGAAAAACGTCCAAATGAAGGTATTGTTGCTGCTATTCAACGAGCACAGGATGTTATAAAAAGAGTAAGTGCAGTACCCCCTCCAGTAGCAGATAAACCACCAGTTACCCCTCCAGTAGCAGATAAACCACCAGTTACCCCTCCAGTAGCAGATAAACCACCAGTTACCCCAGCAAAACCAGGAATAGATTGGTCTGGCGTCACTGAAAAAGAACCATTAACATATAAACCACCTGCTCCATCTGTTACCCCACAAATTGGTCCAAGCACAACACCTAGTACTGATCCAAGAATTGAAAAAATCAAAAAAGCTCGAGAACTTCTTAACAAAGTTAAAGTTCCACTTCCAGAGCCTGTTACTCCACAAACTAATCCTAATCAACCACCTAAACCAGGTGAAGATAAAAAATGGCCCACTACTGATGAGGAAATTAAAGCTTTCCAAAAATCTAAACCTCCTTTAGAAGTTGATGGATTAATTGGTTCCCGTACATTTAAAGCATTAGTTGCTGCTGGTTATACACCGCCCCCTGGATTTAAACCAGTTAGCGATAAACAAAAAGGTACAACGCCTAACCCACCAAAACGTTCCAATGGTCTAGGCAACGACGATGCTACAGGAACTGGTGATGCAATAGAGAGAAATCTTGCTAACAATCTAAGAGATGCAGGTGATAACGCCGAAAGAAATGCTGCTTGGAATGACAGCCATAACGCAGCAATGGCCGCGCTAGACCCTAACGCCCCTAATCCAGTAACACCACAAACAGGACCAACGTCAACCCCAGGACGTAGACCAGATCTAGCACTGGGCCCAGCATTTGATCCAAGAGCTCAATTTACTCCTGCTGATTTAGAAAGAATAAGAAAAGCACAAGCAAGATCTTTTGGCGAATTTGATCGAGGATCAGGAAATACTTGGGAAGAATCTATTGAATCATCAGAAGACAATAGAATACTTGATCAAATTAAAAATGTGAGATTTTAAAATGCAAAATAAATTTGATGAGATGTCATTAGAAGAGCAGGCGTTACTAGCTAAGATTAAAGAAATCTTAGGTGAAAATTCAGATGAAGAAGTAGATGAAAACAGAGCAAAAAACGCTATTAAATTTTTAGGAGATTTAGGCACTAAAGCTAAAGATTCGTTCAGCAGAATGAGACAAGGTTGGAATCAAACAAGAAGTGGAGCAAGTAATGTCGAGGGGCCTACGCTACCTCCGCTTGGAAGAGCTGGTAATGTCGGGCAAGCGGCGGCACAAGCTGCAACAAAAGCAGGACAGGTTGGATCTGCTGCTGTAAAAGGAACAGCGGAGTTAGGAAAAGGTGCATTTAATGCAACAAAAGGTACAGCTAAGTTAATAAAGAATAATCCAAAACTAGCAGCAACACTTGGAGCTGGCGCTATTGGTGCTTATGGCTATAACAAAGCAGGAGGTGCTGACGGTATAGGCAAATGGGCAGATGATAAGAAAAAAGGGTGGGATGACTGGTGGAATACCAAAACAAATACCGATGAACCAGAAACTGCTAATGGCGGCGCCAATGACCCTAGTGGTGCTGCTAGTGACTCTAGCGCTGGTGGCGGCCCATCCGGCGGACCAGTTGATCAACAAGCTGGTCCAGAAGACGGAAATAGCCAAGGAGGCAACTCTGCAGAGGATGAAGGTCCTGGATTACAGAGATGGCTGGATAATCAAATGAATGGACGTCAACGTCAAAGTGATTTGGCCGAATTAGAAAGTCTAATGAAAGAAATTTCTACTTATACTGACATGCCTGATGCAGTTTCTTTGAATAAAGAATACCAAGAGTTTATGAAAAAAATGCCAGCTAATACTGGAGGTGTAAGTACAGGAAGCCAAATTGGATCCACATTAGGTAAAGCTGGCAAAGCGGCAGCTGGACAAATTACTGATTTTGCCAGCTCTTTTGGTCGTGAATTATTTAAAGAGGATGTGGAAGTTACCAGAATCCTAAAAAATTCTGGTATCAAATAATTATTGGCTATGCCATTGCCCTTGGAAACAATGACGTAACTCATGTCCTAAATTATGCATGGATGCTTGTTTAGGCGTAACAATTATACATTTATTTCCATCTTGAGTGCCACAGGCTTTTATATTTGTATTGGTTATTGGCCCATAACCTCGGGCTATATTCAATTTACTACAATAATCAAGCACGTTATCAACAGCACGCCACTCTACTTGAACAATATTATGATTTCTTTTGGTAGCATCAAACTTAGCAGTGGGGTTATCCCACTCAAAATAGTCAGCAGCTTGAGCTGTAATTGAGTGCACCAAAAATACTGCAAGAACAAGCTTTTTCATGATGTATATTCAAGTAGTTCAACATGTATACATTATATGCTCTTATGGCAAAATTGTCAACTACTTTTTGTTGACTTAGGTCAACAAATAGCGTACACTAACAAAGTTAAGGAGATACTATGTCAAGTAGAATGTACGGACCAGAAGAAAAGGCCAAATTGGAAAAACTCATCAACGAAGGATCCACTGTGCTTCGTGAAATTGAAGATCTTCAGGAAGGTCTCAAAGAAACAGTTAAGGCAGTGGCCGAAGAACTCAATGTCAAAACCAGCGTGATCAATCGTGCTATTAAGATTGCACACAAAGGTGATTGGAGTGCTCATGACAGTGATTGGAAGGAAGTGGAAGCAATTCTAGACATTACCAAAAAAATCTAATGACCAAACTCAAAGACTCCATTATAGAATGGACGTTAACTGCACTACTAATTACTGGCGTGGCATTGACCAGTTTCAACATCTATCCCATGAATTTATGGGTATGTTTGGCTGGCAATATTGGCTGGATATATCTAGCATGGTGTTGGCGTAAATGGAGTTTATTTGTAGTACAATTGATAATCACAATCATTTACATTTTAGGCATAAGTAAAGTATACTTGTAAGGCAAGCAGGCCATAATCTGCTCAATCGGTATTTGTCTGCCACAAAAGACATAGGAGAATTTATGTACGTCGATGCTTATTTCGACCGTGACAATGACGTTGTCAGGGTTGTGGAACGTAACCGTGATGGTAAAAGAGAATATAAAGATATTCCTGGCCGTTACACATTATATTATGATGATCCCAAAGGCAAGTACACTAGCATTTACGGCAATACCGTAAACAAAATTACTTGCAAAACACTAAAGGATTTTCATAAAGAACTAAAGATCAATTCAAATAAAAAGATCTACGAAGCAGATATCAATCAAGTATTTGTCTGTTTGAGTGATAATTATCTCAACGCCGATGCGCCCAAACTTAATGTGGCATTTTTTGACATCGAAGTAGACTTTGATCCAGAACGTGGATATGCAAGTCCAGATGATGCATTTATGCCCATCACTGCTATCAGTGTACATTTACAATGGCTAGACACACTGATTTGTTTGGCAGTGCCGCCCAAAGGTATGAGCGTTGAAAAAGCTGAAGAGCTGGTCAAGGAGTTCCCCAATACATATATCTTCAGTAATGAAGCTGATATGTTGGATACATTCTTAAACTTAATTGAAGATGCCGACGTATTAACTGGTTGGAACAGTGAAGGTTATGATATCCCTTATACTGTTAACCGTGTGACCAAGGCATTGAGCAAAGACGATACTAGACGTCTTTGTTTATGGAATCATTATCCTAGGCGAAGAGAATATGAAAAATACGGCAAAAAAGCAGTCACTTATGATCTTGTAGGGCGTGTACACTTAGACAGTTTGGAATTATATCGACGTTATACTTATGAAGAACGTCATACTTACAGACTAGACGCCATCGGTGAAATGGAGATTGGTGAACGTAAAACAGTCTATGAAGGCACATTGGATCAACTTTATAACAATGACTTTAAAACATTCATTGAATATAATCGTCAAGACTGTGCCCTATTAGACAAGCTAGATAAAAAACTTAAATTCATTGACTTAGCCAATACATTAGCACATGAAAATACTGTGCTACTACAGACTACTATGGGCGCTGTGGCAGTTACAGAGCAGGCCATTATCAATGAGGCACATCGTAAGGGTGTGGTCGTGCCCAATAGAACTAAAATGAGCGAGCGTGAGGATACTGCGGCAGCAGGTGCTTACGTTGCTCATCCCAAAGAAGGCATTCATGACTGGATTGGCTCAGTGGACATTAACAGTCTATATCCGTCAGCCATTAGAGCACTTAACATGGGACCAGAAACTATTATAGGTCAATTGCGTCCCACTCTAACCGATCAATATATCTATGATCAAATAAACGATCATAAGAAAAGTTTTGCGGGTGCCTGGGAAGGTAAATTTGGTTCATTAGAATACGAAGCAGTAATGAACAAAGAGATCGGCACTGAAATTGTCATTGACTGGGAAAATGGCGAAACTGATGTGGTCAGTGCCGCTGAAACATATAAATTAATTTTTGACAGTAATCAACCTTGGATGTTGAGCGCTAATGGTACAATTTTTACTTATGAAAAAGAAGGAGTTATTCCTGGCCTACTAAAACGCTGGTACAGTGAACGTAAAGATATGCAGGCCAAACTAAGGGAGGCCATAAATGCTGGTAATAAAATTGATGAAGAGTATTGGGATAAACGCCAATTGGTTAAGAAAATTAACCTCAATAGTCTATATGGTGCTATTCTTAATCCTGGCTGCCGCTTTTTTGATAAGCGTATTGGTCAATCAACCACCCTTACAGGCAGACAAATTGCCAAGCACATGGCTGCTAAGGTAAATGAAATCATCACAGGAAAATATGATCATGTGGGTAAGGCCATTATATACGGTGATACTGACTCAGCGTACTTTAGTGCATATAAAACACTGAAAACTGAAATTGACAAGGGCACTGTGCCTTGGAGCAAGGACAATGTCATTTTCTTATATGATCAGATTGCCGGAGAAGTTAATGGCACTTTTGCACAATTCATGTTGGATGCTTTTCATTGTCCAAAGAGCCGTGGTGAAGTCATTAAGGCAGGCAGAGAACTGGTAGCTAGTAAAGGACTGTTCATTGCCAAAAAGCGTTATGCAGTCTTGTATTATGATAAAGAAGGCAAACGCACTGATGTCAATGACAAGCCTGGCAAGATCAAGGCCATGGGACTAGACTTGAAGCGCAGTGATACTCCAGAATTTATTCAAGACTTTTTAAGCAAAGTCTTAGAAATGGTTCTAACTGGCAGCGAAGAACGAGAAGTCATTGACTATATTAATGAATTCAGAACTGAATTTAAACTTCGTCCTGGTTGGGAGAAGGGCAGTCCTAAACGTGCCAACAATATTACTGAATATCAGATAAAAGAAAACAAGCCAGGCAAGGCCAATTTACCAGGGCACGTTCGTGCAAGCCTTAATTGGAACAACTTGAAAACTATGAACAGTGACAAATACTCCATGAGTATTACTGATGGTGCTAAAGTTGTTGTATGCAAACTAAAAAATAATCCACTAAATTATACTTCAGTGGCTTATCCAGTGGATGAATTGAGATTGCCTCAATGGTTTAAGGATTTGCCATTTGATCACGATGGCATGGAAAATTCCATCATTGATAACAAATTAGAAAACTTAATCAGTGTGCTAGGATGGAATTTCCAAAGCACTGAAGAAACGAACACATTCAATAAGTTTTTTAATTTTTAAAACTTGACAGAAGACTTTTTTCTAAATAAAATTAACAAAGGAGAATATTATGATTAAAGACATTTTAACAGATATCGTAGCACATACTCATGCATTGGGGTTTTTAACAATCATTAAAATTACCAGTGATGACAAAGAAACTGTAATTGACAGTATCTCTGAAGACAAAGGCGTGATCTTTAATGCCAAAATGAAAAATCCAGTAGCCGAATTTGAAGGCACGTTTGGCATGACTAATCTTGACAAATTAAATTTGCATTTGAAAAGTCCTGAGTACAAAGAAAACGCTACCATTGAAGTGGTAAAAAATTCTAAAGCTAAAGGTTCTGCACCAAGCAATTTATATTTTGAAAATGAAACTGGCGACTTTACCAATGAATTTAGATTCATGTCAACTCAGACAATTAATTCTGTTATTAAGCCACTTTCATTCAAAGGTGCAAAATGGGATATTTCATTTACCCCTAGCGTAATTGCTATTCAAAGATTGAAATTACAAGCCCAAGTACATTCTAGTGAAACAAAATTTACTACCACTGTGGATAATAAAAATCTTGTATGCAGCTTTGGCGATGCCAGCACTCATGCTGGTAACTTTATTTTTCAAACTAATGTTACTAAACTTAAAAATGAACTAAAGTGGCCAATTCAACAAGTTATATCAATCCTAAGTTTAAGTGGTGACTGCACTATGCACATTTCAGATGAAGGACTTATGATGATCACTATTGACAGCGGCATTGGTGAATACAACTATATTTTACCAGCACAAACAAAATAATAACCCTTCATGAACACTAACCTAACATCAACACAACTAGATTACGCTAAGTTTCTACCAGCAACTAGTACTTTTTATGCTACCTTTATAGGTAAACAACGCTATTTCAATTACGTTGACCCAGCACGTATACCTAAAAGTTTTAAAAATGGCATAGAAAGTATGAACTATTTGGATCCAATAAAAGGTCAATTTTACTATGAATGGTGCCTTTATAGTGCTGGTCATGCTAATTTAGACTTGTCTAAACCCTGTGAAAGGGAGGACATGTTCCGTAATCGTGATCGTAATACTAGTTGGGTGTTAGGTGACAGCGGCGGATTCCAAATTGGTAAGGGCAAATGGGAAGGCGATTGGAAAAACCCTAATTGCCCTAAAGCTCAAAAGAAACGCAGTCAAGTATTAAACTGGATGGACAGTTTGATGGACTATGGTATGAGTTTAGATATTCCCAGTTGGGTTGGGCGTATTCCAGAGAATGCTCAAAAAACTGGCATCAATGACTTTAACGAAGCTGTACAAGGTACGCATATCAATAATGAATACTTTATACGCAATAGAAATGGTCGTTGCAAGTTTTTAAATGTATTACAAGGTGAAGATCACGGTCAAGCAGATGACTGGTATAAAGAAATGAAAAAATATTCTGATCCCAAACAATATCCAGACTCACACTTTAATGGTTGGGGCATGGGTGGTCAGAATATGTGTGACATTGAACTAGTATTACGTCGTCTAGTTGAACTGCGATTTGACGGATTGTTGGAAAAAGGTGTGCAAGATTGGATGCACTTTTTGGGAACTAGTAAATTAGACTGGGCTGTCATGCTCACCGACATCCAACGAGCAGTGAGAAAATATCATAATCCTAACTTTACTATTAGTTTTGACTGTGCCAGTCCATTTTTGGCCACAGCAAATGGTCAAATTTATTATCAGACAGAAACTAAGGACAAATCCAAATGGACTTATAGAATGGGCGCCGGTGCTGATGATAAAAAATACAAAGCTGATCGTAGATTTTATAAAAACGCAGTGCTCCAAGATAAAATTTTGGACATATTTGAAAGCAGTCCTATTATAGACAAGATTAGACTAAATGAAATCTGTGTTTATGGCCCGGGTGATTTGAATAAATTTGGCCAAAGTAATAAAACCAGCTGGGATAGTTTTAGTTATGGCATTATGATGGGACATAATGTATGGCATCATATTAATGCTGTACAAGAAGCTAATAGACAATATGACTCAGGAATTAGTCCCAATATGCTATACCCTAAAGGGTTTGCTTCAGAATCATTTAGAGATATTGTTGACGAAATTTTTGCTACCAGTGACAAAGGCAAGGCACTTGATCTAATCAAAAAAAAATATTCATATTTTTGGAAATATGTTATTGGTACTAGAGGAGTTAGCGGAGATCGTGCAGTTAGCGCAAAGCCTAATTTTAATAAATTCTTTACAGAATTAAATTTTGAAGTTAAAGAAGAATTTGATGAGGAAGATGCACTCAAACTAGAAGCATTAGTAAATGAATTTGAACATGAGGAGAACAATGAAACCACTTAGTCTTATCATAGGTATGGGCATTGGAGAACTGTATCGAACCGTGCTAGAACAAATGGATCATACTATTGTAACAGTAGACAGTGATGCCAATAAACATGCCGACTACACCACAGTAGAACAAGCTCTAGATGACTATGAACAGTTTGATACTGTGCATATTTGTACGCCCAATTATACTCACGAAGCTATTGCATACCTAGTAGCACCAAAAGCTAAGATAGTTTTTATAGAAAAACCTGGATTGATCACTGCTGATGCTTGGGATAAACTGTTAGACACTAATCTCGACACAAGAATCATGATGGTCAAAAACAATCAATATCGTGATGAGATTGAGGAACTACAAACCCTTGCTGCTGCCAGTGTAATTGTCAACGTTAATTGGATTAATCATGATCGTGTACCCAATCCAGGTACTTGGTTCACTAATAAAGAATTGGCTTTTGGTGGCGTTAGTCGTGATCTTATGCCACATTTACTCAGTTTATGGATTGCCTTAGATTATAACTATGATCTAGCCGATCGTGTACGCAAAGATGTTAGACAGCGCTGGCAATTAAACGACATTACTAACACAAACTATGGTGTTGTCAACAAAGAAGGAGTGTATAATGTAGATGACTTCTGTAGATTAGGCTTCCTAGGTGAAGAAACTATGTGGACATTCACAGCAGATTGGCGTAGCCTAAACGGGGATGACATACAAATTGAATTTGTACTGGATGGAGATAAAAAAATATCCAAACCATTAGGGCTTTGCCCCGAAAGTGCCTACAAAAAGATGATTGAAACTGCAATTGCTAACATTGACGACGATATATTTTGGAATGACCAACATTATCAAGATCAATGGATCCATAAAAAAATCGAGAAACTATGAATAGAATACTTGTAACTACAGGACAGGGCGAATTTGTGGAAAACGAATATGATTGCCCGCCAATTAGCCCTAACGAAATCGAAGTTAAGAGCATTATGACTGGCGTTTGCCGCAGTGACATTGACATGATGCAAGGCAACTTTGGGCCACTACCTTTGAACATGCAAGGGCACGAAGGATTGGGTAAGGTCACACAGGTTGGCACAGCAATTTTTGACGTAAGAGTTGGAGATTTAGTTGCTACCAGAGGTGAACCTGCCTATGCTGATCGTTATACAGTACGACAATATGAATATGTTACGGTCCCAGAAGCACACCCACGCTATATTATTGAGCCAGTGGCCTGTGGTATTAACATAGTTAGCCAAGCACTGTCAGAATTGAAATGGAGACAAGGCCCAAATAGCAAACTACTAATACTAGGCAGCGGATTCCTAGCTTGGGTTGCCTATCATACTATTACCAAACATTATCATTTACGATTTAATATCGACGTGGTAGGCCGTTCTAATCAAGATATTTGGGGTGATAAGCTATTAGAATCCACCAATAACGAATACGATGTCATAATTGATTTGAGTAGCAGAGCAGATATTCTTGACAGTGACTTATATAAAGATTGCGCCCTAATTATTATGGCGGCTGCCAAAACACAACCAGTTAGTACTACTTTTGATAAAATGCTTTGGAAGGCCACTACTATGATGTTCCCTAGCCCACGCAATTCCAAATTTCATCAATGTATGAGGGATGCTGTTTGGATGATAGAAAATGGCAAACTTGATGTTGACAAGTTCTGGACAAGAAGCTATAATCGTAACACTGAATGGCAACAAGCATTTGCGGATGGTGTTAATCGTCCAGAGAATTATAGCAGAGGTTACATAGAATGGCAATAGATACAGAAGGTAGACAAAACGTAGACTACTTTATTGGCGTGGAAGTTGAACATACTCCAATGAAAGGTGAACGCACATTGTTCGTAGTTGGCGTTAAACCAGTAGAAGAAATTGTACTAAAGGTCAATAACCTCCGTCATATCTATCTTGGCACTAGTCAAAGCTTTAAACCACAAACTTACGAAGATTGGAAGTCGTGGGATCATATGATCAAAGGCTTGTTAGAATTGGGCTATTGGGTGACCTTAGACTTTGATGCTAGTTATGCTCGTGACTTTCACGAAGAAGGCTGGAGTGAAAATGATCGTTTCATTCCCATGATCAGTGTGAAACTGCCATACATTGGCTTGTTTAATTACAACACTACTGTTAAAATTGATGACACAACTTGGGGTGATACTAATCCCGGTGTGTGGACTCACAGTCTACATTCCTTGATGGATCGTAGTAACTTTACCAGCTGGGACAAATACACAGAGGATACACCAATATGAGTAAACCAAAAATTTGTAAAATAAAAAAAAGCTTAATTGGTACTAAGGTACCACACAGAGAATCTGGACGCACTGGTCAATTCATTGAAGATGCCCATGCAAAATTAGGAATGCCAGTTCAACCAAATGAAGGTCCTGATTATCCAGAGTTTGATTTAGAAATGAAGTCCAAATCAAAAGAATCTAAGTCAGCTTATAGTATTGGCACTATGAGTAGATACAAAATTGTAAATACGCCATATAGCCAATCGCCTATAAAACGAAAGCTTCAACAACACTATCATGTTTATCATAAAGATGAAACTATCACAGATCAAATCACATATGATTTTAGGGCAGATGATATCCAAGAAGAATTAGAACGAGCCTACGAAACTGCAAGACAAAAAATTATTAATGGGGATTCTGGCTACGTTTCTGGAACAATGTTTGGATACTTTGAAGAAAGATCTGATAGTCCTGACAATTATCAATTTAGGATTAGTGTAAAAGGAATGGAAGCACTTAAAAATTTAGAAAATCCAAAATTTAGAGAGTTTTTTGAATTCGTATGATTATTAAACAAGACGTTCGACCCAATAAAATGATTTGGGTGACCTTCCGCAAAGAAGGCATCCATTGTTATCCGGCAGCCGCCACAGATCCCACACTGGCCACAGGTGATGAATATGATGTATCGTTTCTTGCTAACCCTCACCGTCATATATTTCATTTTCGTGTTTGGCTTTCTGTAGAACACTCAGACCGAGCAATCGAATTTATTCAGTTTAAACGCTGGTTAGAAAATCTCTACAGCCAAGGAACACTTCAGTTAGACTACAAATCCTGCGAAATGATGGCAGAAGATTTATACGAACAAATTGCCGCAAAGCATCCAGGACGAGAAGTCTGGATTGAAGTATCGGAAGACGGCGAGAACGGTGCTCTAATTAAATTCTGATATGAGCAATCTTTGGTTTAACATCCGCTTTGGTACAAGACATTTTCAGTGGTCAAGAGACTGGGAAATTACATTCCGTGTGAATCCATATTTTATCGAGAATCCACCCACTCGATGGTTTGAAGTTTATTGTTTATTTGGAAAGCAGATAGGATTATGAACGAACGAATTAAACTACTTGCTCTACAGGCTGAATTTTCCAAAGTAGACCTGCAGATCCAAGGTGATAATTTCCAAAGGTTTGCTGAGTTGATTGTGAGGGACTGTATTAATAAGATTGAAACATATCGTATTCCTGTTGGCAATAGTGCCGCAGGTGAAATGGCATGTAAATGGACTTATGATGCGTTGAAAGAAATCCGGGACGAGATTAAAGAACATTTCGAAGTTGAAGAAGTTCTTCTAAAGTAATGGAACATTTATTATACTTTGTACGATTGGAATGCCGTGAAATCATTTGAAGATTTGAATAATGCCCGATCAATTCAGGCGGTACATTGCTTAGGAAACCTTGATGTTTGCTATACTTGTGATCCAGTTCATATTCAGTTCCTCTTGGCAGTCCTAAGGGATTAATCTTATCATTATGATATACCCAACTATCTCTTGTAATTCTATCAACAATGTTTTCGTATGCTTCCCAGAGAGGACGCTGTTCGATAGGAATGGTAGATTTAGCCTTGGAAATATTGTGTCCTTTTTGTCTACGCCAATTAGCATCAGTATGAAGTTCTTTAAGACTGGCATTGCCTCGTTCGCTCATAGTTTTCATATGTTTGATTCTATCCGCTTTACTCATTCGTGCTTGTCGAGTGGCTTCGGCCTTCTTGGCGTGGCCCGGACATTGGGTAATTTTTTCAACGCAACGCATCTGTTTGGAGTTCACACTTATGTAGAAGGCTTGACTTCCGCACAAAAAACAAGTATAATTAATATTAGTGGTAGGCAGTATAGGCATAACTTATCTCTCTATCATTGTTTATTTATACAAAAGTATCCTGACCGTGAAGTCTGGATTGAAGTCTCCGAAGACGGAGAGAATGGTTCGTTTGTTAAATATTAACCCTTAATTTTTAGGAAAGAAAATGGCACAACCCGCATGGCTTAACAAGTATCT